ATCGGGAAGATTTTCCCTGAAAATGGCTCGGCCAAACATTATTTGGACTAACCTGACCTAATATGACTCAATCTACTGAGATTGCCCGAGTTAGGGACGAATCGGCTTACCGAGGTGTGCCAAACCCTCGAATTCACACAAAACTCACCGATTACCCTTCTCACGGCGAGGCTATGATCAAATTCTGCGAAGAAATTGGCTACGAATTGCTGCCTTGGCAACAATGGCTGGCCCATCACTCGCTGAAATACAAGCCAGATGGCAGGTGGGCGCATCCGATAGTCTGCCTATTGGTGGGCCGACAAAATGGCAAATCAACCTTTATGGCCCTCAATATCTTGTTCAGAATCTACGTTTTGAAAGAGAAATTACAAGTCCATACGGCACACAAACTAACTACCTCAGCAGAATTGTTTTACAAGATATATGGAATTATTGAACAGAGTCCTAGATTGCTTGGGGAATTTACTAAGAAGCTCGAAAGTAAAGGATTTCAGGAGCTTCAATTTACAGAAGGCCGACGTTATATCGTCCGCGCTAATAACTCAGCCGGTCGAGGTATCGCAGCGCCAAATTGTGTCCATATGGACGAGGTAAGAGACTTCAAAGATGACGATGTATGGTCTGCCTTGCGTTATACGCAAATGGCTAGCCCGAATCCTCAAACGTTTATCTATACTTCTGCTGGCGATCAACATTCTATTGTTCTGAATCGCCTCAAGGAGAGAGCTTATGCGGCCATTCACGGAGCAAATGACGATATTGGCTGGTTCGAATATTCAGCGCCTCACGGCATCAAATTCGATAATTCGCCTGACTTTTGGCTAGGCGTTTCCCAAGCTAATCCGTCACTTGGCCACACAATTCATCCGGACAATATCCGAGCGGTTTTATCAGACCCCGAAGACATTGTGCGCACAGAGGTTTTGACTCAATGGGTCGATACCATCAACCCAGTTATCAATCCTTCTCAATGGGAGGCTTGCAAAGTTGAGGGACTTCGACTCAACCCTGAGTCTGATACTTGGCTGGCTATTGATCTCAGCCCAGACCGAAAGCAAGCCGCCTTGGTTGCCAGTCAGAAACTTGAAGGCGACCAATTCCAAGTAATACTGTTGCAGACTTGGCATAACCCACAGAATCTAGACGATAAAGCGCTGGCTAATGACCTTGCCGAATGGTTTAGAAAATATCCAGTCCAACTTGTGGCTTACTCAGCTCGTACCGCGTCTGCGGTCGCGGCTAGACTTGCTCCGGCTGGTATCCGGACTGAGCCAATCGATGGACTAGATTATGCCCAAAGTTGCGATGAACTTCTTGGCGCTATTTCATCTCAGCGGTTAGCCCACTCGGGACAGGAAGAGCTGACCAAACAATGCCTATCCGCTGTCAAACTACCTTTCGGTGATGGCGGATGGGTAATGGGTCGAAAAGTAAGCAACGCGGTTATTTGTGGGGCGGTTGCCTCAGCGATGGCGACTCACTTTGCCACACAGTCAAATGATGGCGTCGATATTGTCATTATGTAACACACTCGCTTTACAATATTAGGCAAATGGGTGCTATCCGCGACTTTCTATTTCCACAAGTAACTTCTGCCAAGCCTGAGAAGGTCAGCGACGTTACCGCCGCACTGACTCCGGTACAAATTACCGATTCTGTTTATAACATTCTTGGCGGCGCAACTAATACGACTCGCCAACTTGCGATGAGCGTTCCGTCAGTTGCTCGCGCTCGTAATATCATCTGCGGAACTATCGGATCATTACCTCTCACAACTTTCAATCGAATTACTGGCCAATATGTAGATCCGCACCGCGTTATCAATCAGCCAGACCCTCGAGTCGCTGGATTTGTTATCTATAACTGGCTTGCAGAAGATATTTGGCTTTATGGCGTCGGTTATGGCCAAGTTCTTGAAATGTATTCGGCGACTGATGGCGGACGCGTAAGAGCTTGGACTCGCGTAAGCCCAGAGCGCGTTACAGTTGATACAGATTTTCGCAACACAGTTATTGAGTCATATAAAGTCGATGGAATGGCAGTACCTAACTCTGGCGTCGGCTCGTTGATTCGTTTTGATGGCCCAGATGAGGGATTACTTCATAGAGCTGGTAAGACAATCAACGCTGCAGTATTTCTCGAGAACGCTGCTGTCAATTACGCTAAAGAGCCAGCACCTTCAATGATTTTGAAATCAAATGGCACAAACCTAACTGCTGAAAGAGTTTCATCACTTCTCACAGCTTGGAGAACTGCTCGACAGACTCGTTCGACAGCGTTTCTCAATGCTGACGTAGATTTGAAAGAATTCGGTTTCGATCCTAAGTCGTTACAACTTGCAGAGGCTCGTCAATATGTCGCGCTTGAACTTGCTCGCGCTTGTGGCATCCCTGCTTACTTCTTGAGCGCCGAAACGACTTCAATGACATATTCAAACGCAGTTAGCGAGCGGCGCTCACTTGTTGATTTCTCCCTTCGCCCAATTCTCAAGGCGATTGAAGAAAGACTCTCACTACCGGACTTCGTACCGAATCCAGTAATGACGCGCTTCGCACTTGACGATTTCCTTCGCGGTAACGCATTGGAACGCGCTCAGGTTTATGAAATCCTGAACCGAATCGGCGCGATGAGCGTTGAGCAGATTCAACGAGAGGAAGACCTAATACCAAATGAAAATTAGTATGCCTATGGTCGTTACTGCGGCCGATACTGTAAAGCGCACAATCAGCGGAACTATTGTGACTTGGAACGAGCAAGGCAACACTTCCGTTGGGCCAACTGTGTTCGCCAATGATTCAATCGAAATGAAACCGGTCAAACTGCTTCTTGAACACGATCGCACTCGTCCAATCGGCAAGATGCTATCTCACGAAGTAACCGCTTCTGGAATTGTGGCAACGTTCAAAATCGCCAACACTATGGCTGGGGAAGACGCGCTAGTCGAGGCCACAGAAGGCTTACGCGATGGTTTTAGCGTTGGCGCACAAATCAATGAATGGACGAATGTCAAAGGCGTTATGCAGATTACTTCCGCAACCCTTGACGAGGTCTCACTCGTTACAGATCCAGCAATCGACTCAGCTCGCGTAAGCGAAGTTGCAGCATCCGAAAATGAAGCACCAAAAGAAGATTCTGAGCCAGCAACCGCTGAGCCAGAAAACCCAACCGAAGGAGAACAAGTGTCAGACACTACCGCTCCTGCTCCTGCCGTAGAAGAAGCGGTAGAAGCAGCTAAAGTAGAAGCTGCGGCACCACGTCCAGCTTTCTACACCGCTCCACGCCTTGAATTCACCAAGGCCAAGTATCTCGAGAACAGCGTTCGCGCAAAGCTCGGAGATGACGTTGCACGTCAGTACGTTATGGCTGCAGATGACACCACAAGCAACAACGCTGGTCTCATCCCAACTCGCCAACTAACCGAAATCATCAACCCACTTTCAAACGCTGATCGTCCAGCGGTTGATTCAGTTTCGAGCGGCGTCCTTCCAGATGCCGGTATGAGCTTCGAAATTCCTAAGCTCACAGCAGTCCCAACAGTCGGCGAAGAAGCAGAAGCCGCAGCAATCGATGAGACAGGAATGACAAATGAGTTCCTCTCTGTCTCCGTAAAGAAGTACGCTGGAGGCCAGACCTTCTCCGTAGAACTTCTTGATCGTTCCTCACCTGCATTCTTTGATGAACTCGTTCGTCAAATGGAGTTCGCATACGCAAAGGCGACTGACGTCGCAGTTATCGCTGGCCTTGTCGCTGGCGGAACTGACGGCGGAAACCGAACACTCGATGCTGCAGGATTCCTCGATTTCGTATCCGATGCTTCCGTATCCGTTTATAAGGGAACTCTCGGAACTGCGACAAACATTCTCGTTAGCCCAGAACAATGGGGCAACATTATGAACCTCGCTGATGCTGGTCGTCCGATTTACCAGAACCTCATTGGCCCATCCAACCAAGGTGGCAATCTCTCTGGCGGCGCAGTTCGCGGAAACGTACTAGGTCTCAACCTACGCGTTGCTCGTAACCTCGCAACAGCGGCTCCAACTGGTGATAACTCAATTATCATCATCAACCCAGATGCATACACTTGGTATGAGTCTTCACGTTTCCGCCTACAAACAAACGTAGCTCTCAACGGCCAGATTGAAGTGGCCTACTACGGCTACGGCGCACTAGCAACAAAGGTTGCAGCTGGCGCTTACAAGTGGATGGTTGCGTAACAAAACTCAATAGTCTGAGCCAGTCCGCTCCCGAGCTGGCTTAGACCCCTAGAACGAAAGGACGGCGAGATGCCTTCGATAGTTACAGTTT